AGGAAAAGATAAACGTAAAGACTCTTGTTGATTATTACGACAACGGACAATCAATAGACTTGACAGACTATGTAGATAATAATGTTGCAAACCTGAACAGAACAAACTTATATTCTACTATAAACTTTGAGTTTGAGAAGCCAAGCACATTTGCTGTGCTTAACTCTAATGAAATAACATCTGACGAGTTTGGCAATGAGAGAATGAATAATTTAAGTCAAAACCCAGAGATATTTAGCACACTGGCATTTGACGGAGGAACTTACAATGTCAAGAATAAGTTTGAGAAGATAATGTACGAGAGGATGACAAATCAAACAGGGGGCGCAAATACCAATGTTGGCTGGGGTTGGCTTGTGAATAAGGACCAAGAATCTGTTTTAACTAAGCCTATACTTTTTTACGGCATAAAACAGCAATTAAGTTCAGCTCCATCAGGAAACACTCCTCCTTCACAAATATCATTTGACAACTCAAATGGAACACACAGCTCATTTCAACAATACATAAGAGCATCTAATACGAGGTCTTATTACAGTGGCTTGAGCTTTGTAGAAGCTCAGTCAATAAACTTCGGAAGTGAGTTTGATGAGTTCCATCAAGTAGAAAACACAACTAGCCTATTTAAAACATACTATGAGGAGTATGTTGAAGATATATACAACAGAAGGTCAAGAATACTAAAGGTAAAAGCATTTCTACCAGTAAGTGTGGTGCTCAGAATGACTTTAGATGATGAGGTTACTATAGGCAACAGGCTGTACGGAATAAACAAGATGAAGCTAAACTTAAACACAGGTAAGGCTGATTTAGAGCTAATGACAAGAACCGAAAGTAAACTAACATGAGCGTACTAAGAAACATAATAGAAATACTCGCATCAAGTGATTTGTATGTTGATGATGAGGATATAAAAATAGCAAAAGGAAAATATCAATCTCCAACAAACTGGAGTGAATTTAAAAACGTGATAAAACGAAGATAATGGCAGATATAAACAAGAAGATAACTTGGAAGCTAATACTAACTGACGAAGGCGTTAAGGCTAAACTAGACGCAACAACTGGTGCTTTAAGAAACGCTAACGGTCAATTTGCAAAGACTACAATAAATGTCAAAGACCTAAACAAAGCAAACAAAGAGCTTTTAGGCTCTTTGTCTATGACAGAAAACGAGATAAACGCTCAAGCACAATCGCTTAGAAATCTTCAGAAAAACGCACAAATTGGAAGCCAAGAGTACGCTGATTTAGGTCAGGGTGTTGCTGACTTGGGGCAAGCTATGGGTGGGGCATCTATGGCGACTGGAGGAATGACATCTTCTGCACTTGAACTGGGAAGGGTTATTTCTGATGCTCCTTATGGAATTCGAGGTATGGCTAACAACTTGTCTCAGTTGGGTTCAAACTTGTTTTTCGCTGCAAAGCAAGCAGGCGGAATGAAAAACGCAATAACAGGTCTTCTTGGGGCTTTAAGAGGCCCACTTGGTATTCTTGTTGCTTTTCAAGCTGTTATTGCCGCTATAGACTATTTTTCTTCATCAAGTAAAGAGGCTGAAGATTCTACTAAAAGTTTTACTGAAGAATTACAGGAACAGGTAGATACGCTAAAAATTTATGATTCTATATTAAAAGAGTCAAATCTATCTATAGAACAAAGAAATGGTGCTTTAAAAGCAGCAGCAGAGAGCGACAAAGAGCTGTCTAAAATATTGATGGAAAATATAGGTAATACCGAAAAGCAAACAGAGGCTTTATCTGAATTTATATCAATGAAGGAGGACGAGATTAAATTAAAGTTAAAAATAAATGAGGTAGAAGAAATAGCTTCACAGCTAAAAGATGCCGAGATAACATCATTAGACGACATAACAAATAAAAGAAAGGTCGTTAATGATTTAATGAAATTTGCGTTGAAAGCGGGCCAAAGTGACGCAACAATATTGGGTTACTTAAAGCAGCTTTCAGCCTTAAATGACCTTGAAGACGCATTTCACAGACAAAGAGATTTGCTTGGGGAGATAAATGGATTACTGAGTCCAGATAGAGATGGGGAAGGCCCATCCTTGTTAAGGGGTACTATTGCTTGGTATAATGCACAGATAAAAGGATTAAAGAAGATACAAGAAGAGTCTGTTTTAACTAACCAAGCTTACCAGCCTTTGCAGGAGCAGATAGAAAAGTATTTAGAGAAAATAAACGAGATAAGATTTCCTAAAAAAGAGGCGCAAGAAGGCTTGTCAGACCTAACCCCATCTGGAATTACAAGCGTTGGAGAGTCTCCAGAGGTTATGTTTGAAATGGCTAAAAATGAAACTTTAGTAAATCTTAGAAAGGGTCTTGCGCTAGAAATGCAAAAGATTAGAACCTCAGAAGAGCTTGCTGAATTTTACACAGAACATTACAAGCAAAAGGTTGCAGAAGCAACGCTAAAACACGCTCAGGGTATTTTTAGAAATCTACAAGGATTGGCTGGGAAAAACAAGAAACTAAGAGCCGCCTTTATAATTGCTGAGAAAGCAGCCTCTATAGCTCAAATGTTTCAAAGCTACAATACGGCAACATTAGCAAATACCGCTCACGCAGCAACATTAGGGCCTGTTGCTGGCCCTGCTTATTTGACTGGAGCAAATACATTAGCAAAAGTAAATTTGGTTGGTGGAATAGCAAGCACTGTTGCTCAAACAGCAAAGGCCCTTAGTGCTTTAAATGCTAGTGGAGGCGGTCGTGGTGCATCTGCACCTTCATCCGCAGGAGGCGGAGGCGGAAGAACCTTTGACTTTAATCTTGTTGGCTCTACAGGACAAGACCAATTAGCACAGGCTGTTGGAGGTCAACTTAATCAAGGGCCTATTCAATCTTATGTTGTGAGCTCACAAATAACATCACAACAACAGTTAGATAACATAATAGAGTCTGACGCTACATTTGGTGGAGACAATTAGAAATAAAAACAAAATTAATTGTTATAATATTATGGAAAACTTAGATATATTTGAATTATTCATAGACGAGGAAAACGAATGGGGTGGCATAGAAGCTATCTCTATCGTTGAGAATCCAGCTATTGAAGAAGACTTTATTGCTCTTAAATCACAAGAGATAAAGCTTGCAGAGGTAGACAAGGAGAAGAGAATCCTAATGGGTGCTGCTCTTATACCAAACAAGCAGATATACAGAAAGAGTGGAGACAAAGAATACAAGATATACTTCTCAGAAGACACAGTAAGAAAAGCATCACAGCTTTTTCTATCAAGGGGTAAACAAAATAACTCAACCTTAGAACACGAAGTTGAGCTTGGTGGTTTATCTGTTGTAGAGTCTTGGATAATTGAAGACGAAGTACAAGACAAGTCTCGCAAGTACAACCTAAATATGCCTGTTGGAACTTGGATGGTTTCTGTAAAGGTAAACAACGATGAAATATGGGAAGAGTTTGTTAAGACTGAAAAAGTAAAAGGCTTTAGCATTGAGGGGTTCTTTAGTGATAAAAACCAGAACGGCCCTAAAGAAAGTGTTGAAGAAGATTTGTCAGCAGAAGACTTAGCCAAGATATACGAGATACAAGAGATTTTAAGTGCAGCTAATAACGTAGAGTTAAAAACCTATGGAGACTATCCACAGGCTGCTAGAAATAACGCTAAGAGAGCTATAGCTTGGAAAGAGAAGAATGGTAGTTCTTGTGGCACAAGTGTAGGCTGGACGAGAGCCGCACAGCTCGCTAGAGGTGCTAATCTCAGCCGCTCAACGATTGCAAGAATGGCTAGCTTCAAAAGACATCAACAACATAAAGACGTACCTTATTCTGAGGGATGCGGTGGTCTTATGTGGGATGCTTGGGGTGGCTCTGCTGGAGTTAACTGGGCTATCGGAAAACTAAAGAAGATAGACTCTGAAAAACTACAGAAAGAACCTATTATGGTCGGAGAAGACTACATAATAGTCGATGACAGATTAGCCTACAAAACCAAAGAGCAGGCTGAAAAGATATCTAAGGACATAGGGTGTGGTGGATATCACATACACGAAGTTGACGGTCAAGAGTGGTATATGCCATGTGAGCGACACAGTGTAGATATGTACGACAAATGCCCTAAAGGTTACAAAAAGAAAGGTGGCAAGTGTACAAAAATGGCAGAGGTAGGCCCCAGAGGAGACATTAAAAAGAGCCCTAAAGCACCTAAGTCAGACACACCTAACCCAAGTCCAAAGGGCAAGGGAACGGCTAAGGGAGACGCTTCTGGTAAGACTGGAGCTAAGGTGTCTCAAAGGGACAGAAAAGCCCTACAAAAGAAAGCTGATGAGTTTAATGAGAAGTACAAAGAAAAGCTAGGATATGGCGTAACAGTCGGTATGCTGGCATCTGTATTTCAGAGAGGTCTAGGGGCGTTTAACACTAGCCACTCTCCTAACGTAAAATCAGCAAGTCAGTGGGCACACGCAAGAGTCAACGCTTTTATGTATCTAGTAAAGAATGGTAGACCACAAAACGCTAAGTACACTACTGACTACGATTTGTTACCAGCTAAACATCCTAAATCAAGCAAGAAATGAGGGCGACCTATTGCAAGTGTAAAAACACATACACGATAAACAACTGTAAGGACTGTAATGCTCCTGACTACTGGAAGCAAGGTATAGGAGTGATTACTGGAGTGCTAAAGTATTATTTACTTCAGGAGAATGGCTTTGAGTTGCGACAAGAAAATAACAATAAAATTGAATTATAATGTCTAATAAAAAAATATCACAATTAATAGCAACTACTGATTTAGTAAATGCTGATGAATTTGTAGTTGTTGACGGAGGTACTACTAAGAAGATAACATTCCAAAACCTACAGAAACAAGTCTTAGGTTACACCTCTTACGCAGCCAGACTAAGTGCAACTGGAACTAACAATCCTACAGTAGTAGTAATATCAAACAATACTGGCTCAACTATATCTTGGTCTCATTCAAGTACAGGAAGTTATGAGGCAACAATTTCAGGCTTGGAACTAGAAGAAGACAAGGCGTGGTTCACAGCATCAGGTGGTGGGGAAGATACTGTTCAAAACATTTCTTGGGGTTCTGAAAACTCATTGACCTTAGATAACTATGACATAAGAAATGACCAAAAAAATAACGGACTAAACGAAGTTTACGTTGAAATAAGAAATTACAACTAAAACCGATAAAAATGAAACAATGTTCATTTTTATTGTTATACTAATATAAAAACCTTTAATTTATGAAAGCTACAGAAATTTTAGAGAAACTACAGAATGTTTTTCTATCTGCTGAAGCAGAAGTATCTGAGGCTCCTGTAGAGGAAGTCAAAGAGGAGTTATCTTCTGAAGAAGTAGTAGAGAACGTTGAGTTAGAAGCTCAAGAAGAAGTTAGCGAAGAAGTAGTAGAAGAAACTACTGAGCTAGCTGAAGAAGAAGAAGAGGTTGTAGAAGAAGAAGTGGTAGAAGAAGAAGCTGCTGCTCCTGAATACGCAACTAAGCAAGACTTATCTGACATGAAAAAAGAGTTCATGGAAGTAATTGAAAGTCTTATGAAAAAAGAAGAAGAGTATAAAAAAGAAGTACCAGCAGAATTAAGTTCTGATTTATCAGAAGATGCTGAGGAAATTTCTCACTCTCCTGAGTCTGGCGTTGAAAGCAAAGCTAGATTTGTTATTGGTGGAAACAGACCAATGACTACTAAAGACAGAGTGTTTAATAAAATGTTTAATAATTAATTATTCTAAATAAAAATGGCAACAACAACATCTATTACTACAACTTATGCTGGTGAGAAATTGCAAGGCTTTATCTCTGCTGCATTATTATCTGCTAACACTATTGAAAATGGTGGTGTTACAGTAAAACCAAACGTCAAGTTTAAAGCCGTAATCAAGTCTCTTGCAACAGGAACTTTGATTGCTGATGACACTTGCGACTTTACTGACAGTTCTTCTGTAACTCTCGCTGAGAGAATCTTACAGCCAGAGACTTTTCAGGTTAACTTGCAACTATGTAAGGACGATTTTCGTTCTGACTGGGATGCTATCTCTATGGGCTATTCTGCATTTGACAG